CCTGTTGAGGCACCTGCCGAAGACTGTGACGATCCATCGGGGAACTGAAGACCACTACTTGAGAACGTAAACGTTTTTCTGCCTGCCCAACCAGACGACCAGTTGTCAGGAGAGCAGTTTATTTGAACGCCGTTGTCGCCATTAAGATATACATACTCGCCTGTTTGGCCTGTAGAGTATACGAAAGACTCACCTGCCTGAATTTGAATCTGTTGGTTTGTGGCTGATCTGTAGTCATCAGACTCAACGCGGCTGGATACGTCTAAAACGCCAGTTACGTTTATACCAGAACTATTAACTTGTAAGCGTTGAGTCCCGCTAACCTCGACATTTACATAGTTATTGTTTTGAACTCGTATGGGGTTTCCGTATGCACTGTCACCAATGATTAAGTCATCATTAGAGGCTCGACCAATAACCTTACTGTTTCCACCAACACTGTTTTCTGCACGAAGATATTGATCGTTGCTTATCAGGATATCGCCGCCAGCAACATGAAGTGACGTTTCAGGAGAATTTGTCCCAATTCCAACATTGCCACCATTGGTGAATGTTACTCGTTCAGTGTCGTTATCGTTAAAAGTCAGCTTGCCGTTGCCATCAGAGCCGTTTGCAATACGCCAGATTGTACCACCCGACCCGGTGTCTTGTAGCTGAATTTCGGGATTGTCTTTGTTTATTGCAATCCCGTCATCAGTAGTCTCAAACTTCTTTGACCCGTTATAAAACAACTGAACAGCCGCATTGGGACTCGCATAAAAAGCAAGTTCTCCCGCAGAAGTAAACATACGCAAGTCATCTTGGTTTACGTCAATAGACCATAAATCAATTACACCGTCATAATCGGCGGATGCATATAGCTTTATCTCTGCGCCTTCTGTTGTTCCAGTTCCTGCGCCGTAAAGTATTAGCTCTCCTGCAACACTGTCGTTTACGCCGACATAAACCTGACCGCCGCTAATTGTCAGATCACCTGATGTTGAATCCGAAGCATCACTGCGCAAAAACTGAGAACTATCTAAGCTATCCAAAGTATTAGCGTTAGACGCTGTACCGTTCAGTGTCGCCGTAATCGTACCTGCACTAAAGTTACCTGAAGAATCCCGCGCTACAACTTTACTTGCGGTGTTCGCAGATGTTGCATCCACGTTGACTGTAACAGTGCCAGATGTGCCACCACCTGTAATGTAACTACCCGCCGTAACGCCAGTGATGTCACCCACATTGGTGGTATAACCAGCATCATTGTTAAAGCCGCTGATGTTGATATTGCCCTTGGTCAGCTTTTTCTGTGCATTAGCAGTATCTACAACAACAAAGTAATCACCGTCACCATTAGATGTGGATGTTGTGAGTTCGCTTAAATCTACGTTGACTGTAACCGTAGCAGTTTCGCTGCCACCCCCTGATACATCAATAAGAGTCCCTGCGGAAATATCTGCAACGTAGTTTCCTGTCGTATCTGTGCCAAGAGCAACAGAGTTAGCCGCAATCGTAGCTGCTATGCTCACGTTCCCAGAGCCGTCGAACGAACCAGACGTTCCTGTCACATCTCCTGTGAGGCTGATTGTACGACCCGTAGCCAATGCTGTAGCCGTTGCGGCATTACCAGAAGTGTCTTGGTTTCCTGTTGTGTTGACCCCGGGCAAGTTAATGTTTGCCGTGCCATCAAAGGAAACACCACCAATTGTCCGCGCCGTTTCAAGCGCAGTTGCTGTACCTGAATTACCTGTGACATTACCTGTGACATTACCCACAATAGCGGCAGTGACTTGGTTGAATGTGACGTTATCGCCCGTCCCAACAGACTGACCAATCGCAATGTCGTTGGCGTTGACTGTAACACCTGTACCTGCACCAACCGCAAAGGTTGTCCCTGTAAGAGTAAGGCCATCACCAGCAGAATAAATCTGCGTGGCAGAAATCTGTGAGAACGTAATGTCAGTTGTCCCAAAAGTAATCGTACCTTCGGTTGTCATCACATAGGTTTCACCAGCACCTGCCGCACCTTCACTTACAAAGAAAGCATCCCCTTGACCTAAAGCATCAGGGTCTGAAGGACTATAGCTGTCAGCATCAGTTGCACGGGTTAGAACCCAATTAGTGCTTGCAGAACCTACATTAGTGACTGTGTATACACCATTGTGGGCTGCGTTTGTTTGTTCGTAGATAAGAACGCGGTCATTAACGACCATTGTCACGCCATCAATAACAAGAGCCGCCTGCGTTCCTGCGTTAGTAAGCGTGGCACCTACACCGCTTGTGCCGTTGTCATAAGTAGCGTTTAAATTTCCTTCCTGCTCGACACGAACAGGATCATGGTAGTGAATACCTGCTGCTGCAATCGTATCTACATACTGTTTTGTAGCGGCCTGTAGTGCTGATGTCGGGTCTTGATTTAGAATCAAATCGCCAGAAGCATCAAAATACGCTGCCTTTGTGGCAGGCTGCGTGATAAACACCTCGGCAGAACCAGCAGTAAGGTTTACCGCTGATCCTGAGTTTGAACTGGCTAAGACTGTTGTTCTAGCAAGCGTTGTACCTGATGCGGTAAATGTACCAAGCCCAACTTCCCACTCACCCGTGCTGCTCTCAAAGATAGCATAGTATGTTGTGTCTCCATCGGACAATGCAGACGAAAAGGATTGAAACCCTGTGACAGCACCTGCCAAAGTCAGGGTTCCAGTACCTGTCGTCGCGGTGGTTTCCTTTACACGATCTTTTACAACTAAAGCCATCGCAACAATCTCCTAATAACTACAGTTAGGCGATGCGAATGATAGCGTTAGATGCATCCGCCGTTGGGAAACTAATTTGGAAGTCCCCTGCTGTAGAAGTTTTGTCAGAACCAAAGTCTAGTACAACAACTGTATCAGTTGTGCCTGATCCACCGCCAGTGGTTGTGTTATAAATCAACGCACCACGAGCCGTGATGGTAGCGGACGTAAACGTAATGTCCGCAAAGTCTGTGAACGCTGTTGTTCCAGAAGTTGTTGGTGTGACATTCGTCAAGGTGCCACCACCCGCTGCATACGAACCAGAGTTACTAACTTCATTTGTTGCAGTATAGTCAGTAGTAGACGCATCAAAAGAAGCATTGTTGTCGTAAAGAGCCAACTTGAAAGTGTGTCCAGTTGACGCTGTAAAGTCGTGATCCGCTGTAAGCAGTTGCTGCTTAAACGAAGTACACATGAAGTTTCCAGTAAAGGCCATAGTTAAAGTCTCCTTATGAGTTCAGCCAGTTCGGGATGTCCCGCGTCTTTAAGTGCATTATACACAGTTGTGCGGTCACTGCGAATAGCCTGTCGCATATAATTTGCAACAAGCATTTCAATGTGCTTTTTGAAAGCACGGGCTTGGTCCCTTATGCCCGGATGAGCATTGTCGGAAACCGATACGATGCGTTGTACGCATTGTTCTGCTAATTCTTCTGGGGTAAAGCCGCGACCATCCGTAGTTTTTATATCAACTACAGAAACATCTTTTGGTACGTCTAGTTTAAACTCAAACATTATTGTTTCGCCCTTATGACTTTACCAGTGCGGTATTCATCCGTTGTTTCTTTCGCTTCGCCTAGCATCTTCAACGGTATCATACTTTCTTGAAAACGCTTATCATAATACTGCATCATGTCCTGTTCACCCTTCATAAACAGGTAAGCTTCGACTAATGCACCATATAACAGTGTCAACTCCGCGTTTTCACTTAACCAAGTTGTCCCACTCTCTGAACCTGCCGTTAAACTTGCAGGTCTGTAAAAATAGTGAAGCTCAACATCATAAGCTGTATCAGGCGTTGGTGCTAAAAAGAAGTTGTCAACATCAAACTGGGAATAGTAACGCGGCGCACCCGTTGTGGTAGAATCTGGCGTATAGCTTTGTAAAAAGCTTGGGTCCTTAAATTCTACAAAAAACTTGTCGCCATCAGTGCCTGCTAAACTTAACGAAAAAGGTGCTAGAAAATCAGAAGGACAGGACAAATACTTATTTCCAGCAGTTGCTGCCGCAGAAGCGTTTTTTCTAAACAAACTTAACTGCACATTCTTTAAAATGCGCTCTTCAGACAAGCGAATAAATAGGGGCAGGTTATTAACAAACGTTGTTTCGTCGTTTTCAGTATAATCCTGTATCGCTTGCTTTAACTGGGCATATGTAAAACTCATGATGTCACCACCGTA